CAAAGGCACAAAAGTATCTAAAAGAGTCGTTGATTAATATAATCAACAAACTCCAGTAAACTAGGAGAAAGTAATGATAGATGCACTGAAAACACTCTTTGAAAATGATGTAGTTTCCGAAGAAATCAGGGCACAAATTGAAGAGGCTTGGGAAGCAAAAGTTCGTGAGAATAAGCAATCTGTAACAGCAGAACTCCGCGAAGAATTTGCAGCAAAGTACGAGCATGACAAAGAAACAATGGTAGAAGCCATTGATTCTATGCTATCTGAGCGTCTAGAAGCAGAGATTAATGAATTTGCAGAAGACCGTGCGCAATTAGCAGAGGCGAAAGCCAAATATGCTATTGCAATGCGTGAAAATTCAACTCTACTAAAAGGTTTCGTTGTAGAACAACTACAAAAAGAAATCAAAGAACTACATGCAGATAAGCAAGCAATGGCTGAAAACTATGCCAAACTTGAAGAATTTGTAGTAGATGCCCTATCAAATGAAATTGCTGAATTCTACGAAGACAAAAAAGACTTAGCCGAAACAAAAGTACGTCTAGTACGTGAGGCAAAAAGTCACTTCGAAAAAGTTAAGAAAAACTTTATCGAAAGAAGTGCAACAGCAGTATCTGAAATGGTTGGTAAACAACTTAAGAGTGAAATTTCATCACTCAAAGAAGATATTGACTCAGCACGTAGAAACGACTTTGGTCGTAAGATCTTCGAAGCATTTGCAGCAGAATATGGTACTTCATATCTAAATGAAAAATCAGAAACTGCTAAACTAATGAAAGTACTTGATGCAAAAGACAAGCAACTTTCAGAAGCAAAAGCATTTGCAGCGAAAGCAAAGCAAATTGCAGAATCAGTTAACGTTGAAAAGCAACGTTTGATTGAATCAGCAGAGCGCACAAAAATTATGAACGAGTTGGTTTCGCCACTAAGCAAAGATCAACGCGAGATTATGACAGACTTACTGGAATCAGTCCAAACTGCACGTTTACGTGCATCTTTTGACAAGTACCTACCGGCAGTTATCGACGGTAATACTCCAGCGAAGAAGAAGGCGGTCCTATCAGAGGCAAAAGAAGTAACAGGCAACAGAGAACAAACTAACGTTAGTAGTAAGGCTGACGATGGTGTCGTAGTAGACATTCGTCGATTAGCTGGATTAAATTAAGGAGATTATAATGTCAGAACTACTAGAAAGTCGCTGGCAGGATACAAAAAGCGCACTACTTGAAGGCCTTGGAGGCAACAAGAAGTCAGTGATGGCTGCTACTCTAGAAAATACACGCAAGTATTTGTCTGAGACTGCCGCTGCTGGAGCAACATCCGCCGGTAACATTGCAACCCTAAATCGTGTGATCCTTCCAGTGATCAGACGTGTCATGCCAACAGTCATTGCAAATGAACTTGTTGGTGTTCAGCCTATGACTGGTCCAGTTGGTCAGATCCATACACTAAGAGTACGTTACTCTGATACTGTTGGTTCTGGTGCATCTGGTGCGTCAGCAGGCGAAGAGGCACTAAGCCCATTCAAAATTGCTGAAGCATATTCAGGTAATGCCACAAGTGGCAAAGCCGATGCAACAGCAGCACTAGAAGGTGCAGCTGGTAACCAACTAAGCATCCAGATCCTCAAGCAAACTGTTGAAGCAAAGTCAAGAAAGCTCTCAGCAAAATGGACATTTGAGGCAGCTCAGGACGCTCAGTCACAGCATGGCATCGACGTTGAAGCAGAAATTATGGCAGCACTTGCTCAAGAAATTACTGCTGAAATCGACCAAGAGATCCTAGCATCTCTAGCAACACTTGCAGGCACTGGTACAGATACATTTGACCAGGCAGCAGTTAGCGGTACAGCAACATTCGTTGGCGACGAGCATGCAGCACTTGCAGTTCTAGTTAACCGTGCAGCAAACCGTATTGCACAGCGCACACGTCGCGGTGCAGGTAACTGGGCAGTTGTTTCCCCAGCAATCCTAACTGTTCTACAGTCTGCAACAACTTCAGCATTTGCACGTACAACTGAAGGCACATTTGAAGCACCAACAAACACAAAAATGGTTGGTACTTTGAACAATGCTATGAAAGTATATGTTAACACATATGCAGCAGACGACGATGTACTTGTTGGTTACAAAGGTTCTAGCGAATCAGACGCAGCAGCGTTCTACTGCCCATACATTCCATTGATGAGCAGCGGCGTTGTTCTAGATCCAACAACATTCGAACCAACCGTTTCATTCATGACACGTTATGGTTATGTTGAGCTATCTAACACTGCTTCATCGCTAGGTAACGCAGCAGACTACCTAGAAAAGGTAGAAGTTACTTCTGCAAACCTATCATTTGCATAAGTTTAAACTTATCAAAACAGAAAAAGGGCACTTCGGTGCCCTTTTTTATTGACAGAGGTTGACAAACGAAACTCTATGAAGTATAATAATACTTTATGAAAGTAAAAATCTTAATTTTAACAACAATTTTCTTTATTAATGGTTGTAGCGGATCTGATTCATCTACAGGAGTTATTACTACCGGATTAGAATCACGTTATAAACTAGTTTACATGTTTAACGCAAATAGATACGAAGGACATGTTATGCGTTGGCCATCAACAACTATTAAACTGCATGATTTTCCAGATATAAAATATACCAGCGATGCTATCGATGCTTGGAGTTTTAATTTTCAGTTTGAAAAAGGATCTGGAGATATAGAATGGGGAGGCTGGGCAACTGATATGCCAAATTATTGTGGGAAAGCACAATGGCGAATCTCAAAAGACAGCGAAGGATACTTAATTAAAAGTTGTTTAATCCGATTAAATGGTGCATGCCGCACATTAAGCAACACAATGATACACGAGTTCGGTCATTGTCTTGGAGTTTTTAATCACACTGCTAATGGCTCAGTAATGGATCCTGTGTCAGCATACTCTCCAGTAATTTCTAGTGATATAAAAACTATGATTAAAACTTTATATGAACTGCCTAGGGATATGCAACTTACAGAATCAGGCGAAGCCGCTTTTAAAAAAGATATTTTTATTCCTGAAAAAGATGAAATTTTTTAAAATAAATGGTTGACATTTGTTTTGTTTGTGTTATATTAATAATATAACAAGACGTTGTTATATGGGTTGGCGCTAATAATTTCCACTCTAGAGGAGATAAGCGCACTTGGTTAGGGGTAGTGCCCGGCATGTACTTTGGAGACAAAGAGTATGCTAACTGCGATACTAAGCAGAACTGAGGTTCTAGTCGATATTGTCAGAAAGGTATCTGGACGGCTAGTTGGAGGTAAACCCAAGTCCTTCACCCACCCTTAATTTAAAAGCTCGCCATTGTGCGAGCTTTTTCTTTTTCTGATAAATACTTGTGTCGGATAGTGTGCCGCAAGGCGGACTTATGCTGTCCCAACAGCGTAGCGGCTAGAACCCGCATCGGACTTCTAATAAGGAGAAAACAAATGGGAAGACCAATAAGCGAAGACAAAATTGGATACGGCGAAGGACGTATCGCAGTAACACGCCACTTTTTCACAGGCGCTTCAGAAGCAACAACAGCAGCACACATTGTAAGACAAGCAGGTAACGGCAAGTACGTTGTCCGCTTAGATTCAAATGCTGGCGATCCAAGTGCAGACGAAGTACTAACACTTGCTAACAAAGTTGGCACAGGTGGTGGTGAAGCACTAGTAGCAGGAGAATTTACAATTGATGCTATCGGTAGTGACTCAACAACATATCAAGTTACAAAACTACGTAACAGAACTGTGCAAGTTGAAGGCGGTGGAACTGAAAAGAACTGCATTTACAACATTGGTTATGATGCAAGTGCTAGAGAAAATTCTGGTATGCCAAACACAACATTAAGTGTTGCATTACCACGTCAATCATAATAAGGTATACGTATGTCAAAGTATCTTAGAGTAGATGGTGGAGATTATAAGATTACCGTTCAAAACGGTGGTACAATTACTCTTGACACCGGCTTCGATGAAGGTACTGTTGTTATTACCGGAGATTTAACTGTACAAGGTGAAACCACTACAGTTAATACTACTAACATGACTGTTGAGGATAATATTATTGTTCTCAACCAAGGCGAAGCAGGGGCTGGGATTACTGATCCCAGTTCCTCGTCCGGTATACAAATTGATAGAGGTAGTTTACTTGATGCATTTTTTGTATATGATGATAGTTTAACTGATTCTATTAACGGCAACGGACTTTTTGCATTTCGTTTGTCAGGTGGATCAGTTAGCGGTATAAGAACTAACCATATTAGCACAGCAGGCAGCGATTTACATTTAATAAACGCAGGCTCTGGTGTTATTACAGTCAGCGGAACTGTTGATTATGAAAATCAAGTTACAGACGACGACGATATTACTAATAAAAAATATGTAGACGATGCTATTAGTACAGCGTTTGCTACAGTTTTCTTAAAACAGATCGGTGATGGTGTTATATCACCATCGAGTATTGTTGTTGCAGATAGCGAACCATCGCCAGATGGTAGTGGTGCTGCTCATAGTAATATAACATTTACAATAGATGGAAATGTAATTTCTCAAGTTTATCGAGATCGTTGGGAATTTGAAGAACTAAGAATCGAAGGTACTAAGATAGAAACTATTTCTAGTAACGAAGATTTAATTTTAAGTGCGCCTGGAACAGGATCTGTTAGAATAAACGACATGGTACATATTAATAGTGTACCAACATTAGATGATCCTTCTACAGAAGCAACTACTCCACTAAATGGAGTAAAACTTTATGTTTCAAATCAAGATGCAGGCAAAACAGGAATTTATTTCGTAAACGCTGAAGAAACAAGAGATGAATTAGTAAGTAAAAACAGAGCACTCCTATTTGGAATGCTATTTTAAGGAATAAAAATGTCAATAGTAAACGCACAATTAACAAGCACACAATTGGATGTATTAACTGTTCCTGCTGGTAAAACTTATGCTATTACAAATATACTTGTTTGCAACCAAGACGGGACAGACGATGCAAGTTTTGACTTGCATTTTATTCCGAGTGGTGATCCGTTAAACAACGCAATAACAAGAGTTGTAAATAATTTAACATTACCTGCAGGCGAAACATTTACATTTGATAGTGAAAGAATAGTTTTAGATGAAGGTGATACAGTAAGTTTTGTTGCTGAGCCAAACATAGGCGCAGGTTTAACAGATCTATCAGCAACAATTAGTTATTTGGAAGTATAATGAGATTACTGAAAGCGCAAAATACTAATTTACGCAACATTTATGGAAAAGGCGTAAAATATGATACAGAAGATTTAGTTACTGTAGATAGTACGAACAGTATGATAGTACCAAAAGGTGCTGATGCTGATCAGCCTGCTACTCCTATAAACGGTATGTTGCGCTATAACACCACAGATGATCAATTTGAAGCATATCAAAATGGTGCTTGGAGAGAGATACGCTTCAAAGAACCAAACCAAGATCCGGGAATTGTATGGCAAAACCTCGGAGTAGGTGATGCAACCGAAACAGTGTTTGGAGAACTAAACAGTGGTGACACAGATTTTCCAGTACCTGATGCTGCTGAAAACATTATAGTTCTTATTGAGAACGTTGTACAAATACCTACAACAAACTACGAAATACGTCAAACAGCAGCAGTTGACATTACAGGTCCTAATACACCGTACACAGAAGTTGACACAGGCTGGTGGATTGAATTTACTAGTGCTGTTCCGTTAGGCAAACCTGTAACCGTAATTCACAATCTAGACAAATAAATACAGTATCGGGAGATACTGAATGCCAGAAGTACAAAACGGCCGTATAGGCGGCGGCGTCTTAAAAGATAATCTTGAACTGTACCAAGGAGGACTTGGGAAAGATTACCTTAATTTTAAAAATACATCAACAGATACTGCACTATTGCATCTTGATGCTGTTAATAGTCGTATTGGTATCAATAACGAATCTCCTACAGATGTTTTATACATACCAAATGAATTTGGTTCAGTTGGTTTTGAAACCAACTATGCAAACATAGATGACATTACAATTCAAAATAGTGAAATAAACAGCAATGCTGGAGACTTACGTATATGGGCGCAGTCTTCAAAGATTGTGGCTACGGCTATTGCAACTGATGATATTAAAATTGACTACAATACTATCAGTACTACAACACTAAACACTAACTTAGAAATTAGACCAGACGGTACCGGTGAAGTAAACATTTATAATGCGATGAACGTTACCGGATCATTACATGCAACAGGCGACTTAACCATTGGAGGAAACATTATACTTGGTGATAGTCCTACAGATTCTATTACTTTCGATTCGGAACTAGCAAGTGATATTATTCCAAGTACAAACACTACACACGATATAGGAAACGTTACAAAACGCTGGTTAGGACTTTATACAAATTTAGTAAACGGAAAAATTGTTGATGTTGGATCTGTTACATTAAGTGATACAAGTTTAGCATTAAGGCAAGGAAATATATTTTATGTTAGTGTTGAAGGCGATGATACAAATGTTGGTGACCACCAACACGGCGCATTTGCAACAGTAGAAAGAGCTCTTGCAGCAGCAGATAGTTCTAGTTCTGGACCAGTTACAATACATATATTTCCTGGGACATATGAAGAAGCATGTCCATTAGTTGTTCCACCGCATGTTTCGATCCGCGGAGAAGATTTAAGAAACACTATTATTAAGCCAGATACTTCAAGCCAAAGCGAAGATATTTTTCATTTACAAGAAGATACAACAATTGAAGATATTACTATAAAAGATTTTTACTACGACAATTTAAACAACACAGGATATGCTTTTCGTTTTACACCAGGCGGAACTGTAAATACACGTTCTCCTTATGTTAGAAACGTAACTGTAATAACAAAAGGTTCAACAGCAGGAACTAACCCTGATGATCCTAGAGGTTTTGCAGACGGTGATGCAGGAAAAGGTGCTTGGATTGACGGTAGCGAATTAGATCCACAAGCAAGTAACGAAGCAAGTATGCTTTTTCATAGTTGCACATTTATAACCCCAGGCGTTGATTGTATTACAATGACAAATGGTGTAAGAGTTGAATGGCTTAACTGTTTTACATATTATGCTAATAGAAGTTTATATGCTACACAAGGTTTAACAGGATTTGAGCTTCCAGATAGTACTTTAAGATACGGTGCAGAAATACGTGCAATCGGCTCAGCAAGTATATATGGTAATTATGGTGCAGTAGCCGATGGCGCAAATACTTTAATGTATTTAATTAACCATAACATGGCATATATAGGAACAGC